GCCGCTGAACTTGAGCTTGGGCAACGGTTGACCGTGATAGTTAGCACGATCACGCACACATTTGACAACGTGGCGAAATTGCTCAATGCTCGGAAATGCTACGTGTTCTGCCATGTCATATCCTCACTTTGTTTGCAAGTATGGCAATTATACCCTGATTCCGCGCCTATGTAAACATGGTCACGGAACATTTTTCAACAGATGTAAATTGACCAGCTTACTCTTCGGTCTTTTTACGCTTGGATGCTTTCTTTTGCTCTTTGTGATAACGCACAGCCTTAGAAGTGTCCATGCTATGATAGACATCCGGCTTCTTGTGCATGGAAGTCATCATTGACTTCCAAACGATGCCATGCGCATTATGAGTCATGTTGTTCTTACGCTCATAGCACAGTTGAGCAAGGTGTGCAACTTCATGTGGGATGACCTGATTCAGAAACTCCTTGACATTGTCACGGAAAAGAATCATGTTGAGCCCAATACGAAACCGATCGTGATATGCCATGCCGGCACATTTAGGGTCGGTCTGTTCAAGCTCGAAGCTTACTTCAATAGGCACAGGAATCTTAGTACCGTGCTTCTTGTTGTATGCCTTTGCAAAGGCATTTGCCACCAGTTGAGCTTTGCGCTGCAGCATGTAATCATCAGCCATGATTGATCTGCTTTATTTGTTAAGATGGAATGATTATATCCGGGCTTTAGGTCAATGTAAACAGGTCACAGTAAAGAAAAAGGCCTCCCGAAGGAGGCCTTGAAGCTAAACCGTGTTAGCTTAGATCTTTGCGCCGGTCGAAACCACGCGGATCGGGATGTAGATAAATTCCACAGCCTTTGCTGGCTTGACCAGAATGTCAACCCACAGCTCATTACGGTCGATGCGCACCGAGGTGTTGTTCGACTCATCACAGATCACAGCATAGTCATACAGGCCACGACGAACCATGATGTCATTCAGATAATCATCGATCATCTGCTTGATAGACTCACGTGTGATGCGATCATTCAATTCGAACAGGTAGGCCATCGAAGCCTTGCGAATCTCACGCTTGATCTTGACCAGCATGCGAACAACGTTCACACGGTCGAGAGCGGAGGTCAGGCTATACGAAGTCTTTTGACCGAACACTGCAATGCCGCGTCCTGGGAAGAACGGGATTGGGTTGATGTTCTTGAAGAACTCATACAGGATGTCGCGTTGGCCTTGGTTCAGCGGAGTCTCTACAAAGGTAGTAGCTGTACCCAGGGTACCAGTTACATAACCGACCTTAGAAACACCGGTCAGCACACCACGGCGGAAGCCTGCAGGTGGGAACCACACTTCAGACACGTTATCACTGTAGGTGTAAACCTTCAATGCACAGCCAGAAGCTGCAACAAACACATCATGACCGTCAAGGTTGGAAGCCAATGCATGCGGGTAGTAGTAAGCCACGTTTTGGCTACGATAGCGAGCCGAAGTCAATGACCAAGTAGCCGTGTCTTCCGGAGTCTTGTTGAACGGAGTATCAGCAATCACGAAGGCTTCTTCGTTGATAGACTGGTTCAGGTTCAGCAACTCGTCAACAACTTCATGATAGCCTGGGCACAGGATCAGGTTGTACTCAAAGTATTCCGAACGCACGTCTTGGTTGCTGTTAATCTCAGCTTGCAGTGCGGTCACGATGGACACACGCTTAGCGGCATCATTAGCACCCAACGGGTTGGATACGACGGTTTGGGTAATTGTCAAGGTAAATGCATCACCTGCCATAAACGGGGTTGTTCCCTGATTGATGGTGAAGGAGATCAGACCGTTGTTGTAAGGAACACCAACGGTTGCATTACCTTGTGGGCCGGACAGGAAGCCGTTGACCGAGAAGGTCGTCGGCGATACTGCTGTGATTGCCCATGTCTCAGCTTGTGCAGAAACTTGGTTCACACCGATGCCAGTCATGGTGCCGTTACCTGCACCGACGAAGGTCGGAGGTGCAACAGTAAAGGTCACGACATCGGAGTCAGCCAGGTCTACGTCGGCACGTACTACATAAGCACGGTTACCGATAGACAGGTATTGGTTCAGGGCGAACAGGCCGTATTCATTGCGGCAGTCACCATGTAGCTCATTGCCCAAATTGTCACGGCGGAAGTACGGAACACCAAAGGTGTCAACAGATGAGTTAAGAGAGGTAATTGTGCGAACAATACCGTGCTCTTTAGCACCCGGTGCATCGGTGATACCGTCTGCCTTCTTTTTGTCAGCGCGCGTAGCAATAAAGAAGAGGGGAACAGTTGCTGCAGTGGCAGCAACGTAGAAGCTCTCATCTACGATGGTTACGCTTACGCCTGGAGAAACTAGTGTTGGCATGTTTCTTGTCTCCTCGTTGAGGTCTCAAGGTTAGTCATGCATATTTATGTTTCAAGGCATCTAGTGAGGCAATTTTATAGTGTTGATCCATTTCAGCTGTTTACAAGACATGATCAAATGTGTTACAATTATTCTTAATAACGGTAGGCGAGCCTACCAATCTAGGATCTGAGTAGCATGAGCTTTCAAACAATAACATTGGTCGTCAATGACGGCGTGGCAACGATTACACTGAACCGACCTGAGAAACGCAATGCACTTAACCACCAACTGATCGCTGACATCACAGAGGCCGCCACCCAAGTTGGGCAAGATCCGGCCGTTCGAGCTGTGATACTTACTGCCAATGGTACCCACTTCTGTGCTGGTGCCGATATTGAGTGGATGCAGCAATCAGCCTGCAAGACATTTGATGAGAACATCGTTGACAGCCAACATCTGGCCAAGATGTACTCTACTATTCACTTCCTCCCCAAACCTACTATTGCACGAGTCACAGGTGATGCCTTTGGCGGTGGGGTAGGCTTAGCATTCTGTACTGACATCACGGTTAGCTTGACAAATGTGATGTTTGCAATGCCTGAAGTTCGCTTAGGCATTGTACCAGCAGTAGTCAGCCCATATGTAGTTAAAGCTATGGGCGAACATCAAGCACGTCGATTCATGTTAACAGGTGAGGTCTTTTCTGCGGAAGTTGCAGAAAGTCTTGGCATGCTTCATGCTTCTACAACATCGATTGATGCGCTTGATGCTTGCATTGGTAGGCTGATCAAGTCCTTCAAGGCTTGCGGCCCAAATGCCATTCGAGAGACAAAACAGCTTATTTTTGCGGCTGCACATAGTCTCATTGATCAACCTCTCATTGACAGCACGGTTGTATGCACGGCCCGTGTTCGTTCCACGGCTGAAGGCAAGGAGGGTCTTCAGTCATTCCTCACAAAGACAAAGCCAAGCTGGTTCTAACCCAAAGAAGAGATTTTCAACATGCGCGCCACCTTAGAACAACTGTACAAAGACGTCCTTGCAATCAAGGCACAAATTCAAGCATTGGTTCATCCTAATTGCACCGCTATTGCGGACGACCTTGATCAAGTTGCACAAGGTCTGAACAACCTAACCAAGGATGCTGACACCGAAGAAGTTCAGCCTGGTGAAGCAGCTGAGCTGATCAAGAAGCTTACCCCACGTGAGTATCAAGTTGCAATGTGCCTGAAGGAAGGTATGTGCAACAAAGAAATTGCTGTTGCTACTGGCCTGACCATTCGCACGGTCAAATCCCATCTCAACACGGTCTTTGAGAAGCTGAATGCCCGTGACCGCCTGCAAGCTGCACTGATCCTCCAGCAAATCTAATTCTCATTCAATCCTTCTAGGCAGCGTGCTTTACATCACACTGCCTAGTCTTCTTTTGTCTTTATCATACGTATCAAACAATTTGAAATAACCCCAATGCATCAAAGTCTGAAATAAAGCAATGGGTTGAAGATTATTGCAAACGTGAATATCGTACATTCGCCGTAGTTTACAATAAGCTATCAAAACTCAAGCTATGGAAAATTAAATGGGCCAAAGTAAGCCTAACAGGTTTGTTTACATTGACCTCAAATTCCTGTTATAATCATCTCATCATAACAGCAAAGGTGAATATCATGGCCGCTAAGTACTGGATGTCTCCGCTCGGTGATACCGATGACTTCGGTGACAAGTATGACAAAGTGATGTATGACGGTAAGACCAAGATGGGTCCCTGGG